GGTGAGCGGAGGCTCGATGAACGACTAGCGACAGAACTTTACTATGCTCCACCACAATGCTAAGAAGGTTTCTATGGCGATGCAAAAAAACCTTTGGAGTATTAGTGCGTTAGCAGTTGAATTTGGGCTAGATCGGCGCACTGTGGCACAGCGTCTAATGAGCATTGAACCGACAGAAACCAAAGGCCGCGCCAAACGCTATGTCTTACATGATGCGGCAAAAGCCATCATTGGACAGATTGCAGTTACAGGCGACATACTTTCCTACGATGAAGCCAGAGCAAGAAAAATGGCAGCCGAAGCAGAGTTAGCAGAAATCGAATTGCAAAAAGAGCGTGGCGATGTTTTGTCAGTAGAAACAATCAACGAAATTAACAATGAGATTTTCGGGAACTTTCGCGCAAAGTTGCTTGCGCTCCCGGCCAAGTCCGCGCCCGATATCTTTGCCAGTAGTAACGTCAAAGAGGCGAAGGGTATTTTACGTAAGAGTGTAAACGACATTCTTGAAGAATTGTCCGATAGCATGATTGAAGTCTATGACCTTGAAGATACCGAATTTACCAGCAGCGCGAAAGACAACAAAAAACGTACTTAATATTATCAAGCCACCACCAATCCTGACGGTAAGTGAATGGTCTGATAATCACAGGCGTTTGTCTGCTGAAGCATCATCTGAAGCTGGTGTCTGGTCAACTAGCAGGGCTGAATATCAGCGCGGAATAATGGACGCCATCAGCGATGATGCAATCGAGGCGGTCACCATTATGTCTTGCGCCCAGGTTGGCAAAACAGAAATGTTACTCAACTTGATTGGGTATCATATCGAGCAAGACCCCAGCCCGATATTGGTCGTTCAGCCGACACTGGATATGGCGCAGACATTCAGCAAAGATAGGCTTGCTCCGATGTTGCGCGACACACCTGTTCTCAAAGGTAAAGTCAAAGACCCCCGCGCTAGAGACAGTGGCAATACAACATTAAAGAAGAACTTTCCCGGCGGTCACATAACCATGTGTGGCGCAAACAGTCCAAGTTCTCTTGCAAGTCGTCCAATCCGTATCGTGTTGTGCGATGAGGTTGATCGCTTTCCACCGTCTGCTGGAACCGAAGGCGATCCCATTGACTTGGCAAAAAAGAGGGCAGCAACATTCCACAATCGCAAGTTTGTCATGGTCAGCACACCGACTGTGGAAGGGACATCTCGAATATCTGCTGCTTTTGAAAACACAGACAAACGAGAGTATTATGTGCCTTGCGCCGATTGCGGCGAAGAACAGATTATGAAGTGGTCAAATGTTCATTGGGATAAAGACCAGCCTGAAACGGCTTATTATGCTTGTGAACATTGTGGTTCGGTTTGGGATGATGCGTCCCGCTATAGAGCAGTTCGCAGGGGTATCTGGAGAGCCACCAATCCAGAGATAGTCGGAAGGGCGGGGTTCCGGCTATCAGGATTGTACTCTCCGTGGATTACTTTGGAGACTGCTGTAAGAGAGTTCTTAGAAGCAAAAAAGCTGCCTGAGACTTTGCGAGTTTGGGTGAATACTTACCTTGGCGAAACATGGGCTGATGAAGCAGCCGGGGACGGATTGGATGATTTTGCCATATCGACACACCGCGAAGATTATGGGGATGAAGTGCCAGAGGGTGTGGTTGTATTGACTGCCGGAGCAGATTGCCAAGCCGATAGGATTGAGATAGAGGTTGTCGGATGGGGGCGTGATGAGGAAACTTGGAGCATCGACTATAAAACATTTTATGGTGATCCTAATTCTGCGAACGTATGGGCTGAACTAGACGAGTATCTTGCCCAGACATGGATGCGCGAAGATGGTGTAAAGCTGGCGATCAAGGGAACGTGTGTTGATAGTGGTGGGCATCATACGCAAAGTGTCTATCGTTTCTGTAAACCAAGACTAGGCAAACGTGTTTTCGCCATCAAAGGTATTGGTGGCGAGGGCAAGGCTTTGGTCAATGGACGACCATCAACAAACAATAATCTAAAATGCAAACTGTGGTCTATTGGAGTAGATACAGCCAAAGAAATTATCTACTCCCGGCTAGCAATCAAAGAAGTCGGCGCTGGTTATTGTCACTTCCCAGAGCGATATGATGACGAGTATTTCAGTCAGCTAACTGCGGAGAAAGTCGTTAAGAAATACCATAAGGGTTTTCATCGCAGAGAATGGGTGAAGATACGTCAGCGCAACGAGGCTTTGGATTGCCGTGTCTATGCGTTGGCGGCATTGAACATACTTGGCATTTCCGTTAATATGCTTGCACAGAGATATGCTAAGACAGACGCAAAGGATGTGGATGTTGATAAAGCCAAACCTAAACGGCGCAGAGCAAAACGCAAGTCTGGTAACTTTGTGCAAGGGTGGCGATGAACCCGGCCTAGAGCCGATTGGTAAAAGATAGAACTTAGGCAGGGGGTATTTGCCGTGGCAAATTTATTTGATAGCGCAAATGCACCCGTTGGGGTTCCCAGCGAAGTTTTCATTGGCGACTTCATACAATTCAAGATAACCGACTTCTCTGACGATTACCCAAACTCAACACACCAGATGAAACTGATTGCCCGTATCAGCACAGGGGCAAACACTGAAATTACCATCACTGCAAGCGCGTTAGATGACGACTATCTGTTTTCTGTAGCGTCATCATCGAGTGCAAGTTTTACGGCTGGCAGTTACCATTATCAGCTTGAGATCAGACAAGACAGCGATGGCAGTCGGATTATTGTTGATCGTGGTCATATAAAAGTTTCGACAGACTATGATAACAATGTTGATCCACGCGCTCACGCTGAAATCATGGTGTCGAAGATCGAAAGCATCCTTGAGGGCAAGGCCGACAGCGACGTAAGCAGCTATTCGATCCAAGGACGTTCTTTGACCAAGCTGGGTATCGAAGAATTATTGGAGTGGCGTAATTACTATCGTGCGGAAGTGAATGAGATCAAGCGTAAAGAACAGATCAAGCATGGTCGTAAAACCAAATCGACAGTTTTGGGAAGGTTTTAACAATGGGACTTTTAGACTTTCTCAACCGTGAAGAAAAGCCAAAGCAGATGAAATATAAAAGGCTGTTCCGTAATTATGGTGGTGCAAATAGTGGTCGGCTTTTCGGTGATTTTGTTGCCAGCAGTTTTTCGGCTGACAGCGAACTAAAAAATTCCTTACCTGTCCTACGCAACCGCAGCAGAGACCTGGCAAGAAATAACGAATATGCCAAGCGGTTTCTGAACCTGATAAAAACCAATGTCGTGGGTGAGAAGGGTTTCAATACGCAAGTTCGTGCAAGAAATCCTGATCTGACTTTGGATGTAGCTGGCAACAGAATAATCGAAGATGCGTTTCATCAGTGGGGGCGTTTGGGAAATGCGGATGTAACCGGGCGATTGAGTTGGCTGGATTGTCAGCGTGTTGCAGCCGAAACACTAGCGCGAGATGGCGAAGTGTTTATCAAGATTATTCGCAATCGCCAATATGCAAACGGGTTCACTTTGCAATTCATCGAAGCCGATCTGGTTGACGATCAGGAAAATGGTCGCAATGAAAAGAACGGCAATGAAATCCGTATGGGTGTCGAGATGGATCAGTTCCATCGGCCTGTCGCATATCATGTGCTTACAAGTCATCCGAATGACAGCTTCTTTAGAACACCTAAAAACAGAGAGCATGTTCGTGTCCCTGCGGCTGAGATGATCCATATATTCATGCCAGTTCGGACGCACCAGACACGCGGCGAACCATTTATGGCTCCGGCAATTACCGGGCTGAAGATGTTAGATGGTTTTGCGGAAGCTAGTCTTGTTGCGGCTAGAGCAGCAGCGTCGAAGTTTGCTGTTCTTACTACACCATCGGGTGAAGATTTTGTCGGGGACGATGAGACAGAGCAAGATGTCCCTGTCGTCGATTTTGAGCCAGCTAGTATTTTTCAGTTGCCGGAAGGTCAGGACTTAAAACTCATTGACCCTAATCATCCGACAACAACATTTGACGAGTTCCAGAAAGCCATCCTACGAGGGATAGCTGCTGGACTGAACGTCAGCTATACAAGTCTATCGAATGATCTGACTGGCGTTAGTTATTCGTCAATACGCCAAGGCACTATTGAAGAACGCGATCACTTCAAGATGTTGCAATCTTTTCTGGTACAGCATTTCTGCGAACCAGTTTTTCGGGCGTGGTTAGAAACTACGATGACAGTGGGTGACGTTCCGATCCCGATAGACAAGTTTGACAAGTTTGCTGATGCTGTCGTGTTCCGTGGTCGAGGTTTTGCCTGGGTTGATCCGCAACGTGAAATCAATGCTAATATATTGGCACTGTCAAATGGCATTGTAAGTCTCTCTGACATTGCAGCAAACTATGGTCGTGACGTAGAGGATTTGTTTTCACAAATACAATCGGATCAGGAGATGGCAGAGCGTTACGGTATCAAAACTGCGTTCCAGCCGTTTGGTAGTAAGCTGCCAGCAGAAGCCGAAGTTGATGGGGCTGACAATGCCGACTGACTTTCCTACGAAGGGTGACGACAAAAAGATCAGTTTGCGTAATAGCAACTATCCGCAATTCGACTACGACTTTGCGACAGGCGTGAAAGAAAACAATAATGAGGTTTGGCGTTTGGGTGGCAACATTCGCGGTAACGAGGCTTATGAGTTCTGGACAAAGGCAAGAGATGGTTCGGAAACCGAAGGCACACTTGATTGGATAAAGGAACGAGAAGCATGGGCAGCGCGACACTTTGAAGATGGAGCGCAGTTCAAAGATGGTGACTTGGAACCTAATAGATCGAATGTTGCTGGTGTCGTAGCCCAGATGAAATGGGGCGTCATCGGAACGCTGGGAGAGCGCGGCATGAAGGATGTAATATTGGAACTTGTGAAGAAGCTGGAAGGCAAGAAGGACGAAGATCGGGGGCTTTCGGATTTGTCTGAAAGTGTACAAAAGGGATTAAAGAACAAAGCAGATGAACATAACGCTGAATATGGAGATGATCCTAAGAAGCGCACAAACGCCCGTACACTTGCGGCGGTTTTTGAGCGGGGTGTTGGCGCGTATAATACCAATCCGGGCAGTGTTCGCCCTAATGTCACAAGCAGCGATCAATGGGCATATGCTCGTGTAAATTCATTTCTTTTTGCGTTACGCAACGGACGTTTCCAAGGTGGAAAACACGATCAGGATTTGTTACCATTAGGACATCCCTTATCAACAAAGGAACGGGACATGGCAGATTTAGAGCAAAGACATATTCTGAACGTCGAAGAAAGCGATGAGGCGTATACCATTACTTTTGCAAAGCCAATGCAAGAGATGGAAGATATGGAAGAACGCCCGTATCACGATGAGGACGAAGATGAGAAAGGCGCAAAAGACAAAGACATGGAACGCCTTGATCGCCTAAATATGTCCAAACGGTATCATCACTTTAACGATGACCGTACTATTGATGAAGAAACGCGCACAGTTCGTGTTGGCGTGTCCAGCGAAGAACCAGTCGAGCGCGACTTTGGGATGGAAGTTATTGACCACAGCCGAGAGAGCATGAACCTTGAGTTCCTTAATTCTGGTCGTGCGCCCTTACTGCTGGATCACGATATGACCAAGCAGATAGGTGTGGTTCAAGAGGTTGAGATGGATGAAGATAAGCGCAGATTGCGCGCTATAGTGCGCCTTGGAAAAGGTGAACTGGCTTCTGAAGTCTTTGACGATGTTCGGGACGGTATTCGTCAGAACATCAGTGTCGGCTATCGAATAGATGGTCGAGTTGAGCGTGAAAGTGATCCTGACGAAGTTGTTAGGGTTGCGACAACGCCTATGGAAGTCTCGATTGTTAGCTTGCCCAGTGACCGTTCCTCACTTGTGGGCATCGGGCGGTCAGTTTCCAAACCTTTGCAAACATCAGTTAAAACGGAGAATGAGATGACTGATACAACTGAAAACCAAGTCGTTGACTTGGATGCGGCGAAGGCAGAAGCTGTTCGAGCCGCAAGAAAGAATGATAGCGAAATTCTTGCTATCGCTGCCAAGCACAATAAGCGTGATCTTGGCGAAGCCGCCATTCGTGACGGTTTGAGCGTTGATGCGTTTCGCGGTCAACTTCTTGAAGTCATCGGTGATGACAAGCCACTTGATACGCCCCCAAGCGTTGTTGACGCACCTGTAAAGGAAAAGCGTTCGTATTCGCTTGCTCGTATGATCCGCGCTCAAGCTACGGGCGATTGGCGCGAAGCTGGCTTTGAACGTGAGATGAACGATGAAATCACACGTTCTGTCGGGCGAGAAGCAGAAGGCGTTTACGTTCCTGACTTTGCATGGCAACAGCGTGGCCCACTTTCCACTGCCGCCACAGGTGCGACAGGATCAGAAGTCGTGTTCGATGATTTTGTTCCCACGGAACATCGCGGCGATCTTTTCATTGAAGCACTACGCGCCAAACAGGTTCTTGGAAATCTTGGCGCAACGTACATGGGAGGTCTGACAGGTCGTGTAAAAATGCCGAAACTGGCAACAGGCGCAACAGCCGGGTTTGTTGAGGAACTTGGTGACGTTTCTGATGGAGCCGGAACCGATGGTGGTGTGACACTTCAGCCGCGCACAATGGGTGCGTTTGTTGAAATTTCACGCTTGCTGATGATGGAGAGCGTTCCCGCGATTGAGCAAATCATTCGCAATGATTTGCTTGCTTCTGCTGCCGATGCCATTGAGAAACATGCCATCCAAGGCAGTGGTTCATCAGGCCAGCCAACTGGTATTTTGAATACATCCGGCATCAATGATCTGGACATTTCAGCCGATACCGATGTAGCTGCTCTAACATGGCAAGACATCATAGACCTGGTGAAACTGGTCGAGGAAGATAACGGCATCGTCAATGGCGATGCGGCTGGTTTCTTGTCCAATCCAAAGGTCAAAGCGAAGTTGGCATCGACTGTAAAAGTCGGCTCAACCGATAGCGTCATGCTCTTGAACGACCCCTGGAATAACCTTTATGGTTATCCAGTTGAGTTCACTGGCAACGTACCATCAAACCTGAACCCCGGTGATGGGGGAACGGACGCTAGTGCATTGATATTTGGCGATTTTTCCCAGTTGATGATCGCAAATTTTGGTGCGCCAAGTATACTTGTAAATCCCTTTGCGGGTGACAAGGCGGGAACAATACGTTTGACCCTCTTGGGTGAAATTGACGTAGGTGTTCGCAACGCTGTCAGCTTTGCTGTAACTAACGAGGTCAGCACTGCCTAGTGGTCTGGGGGGCAGCTTGGGAGACCAGGCTGTCCCACTTTCCCTTGTGAGGAATTATGAAAGTTAAAATACTAGAGAAAACATTCATTGGTGCTGGCGGCAATCTACACGCCGGAACTGAACATGAAATCGAAGATAATATTGCAGAGCGATTGATTGCGCGAGGCGTTGCTGAGAAAGCAAAGAAGGCCGCGCCTAAAGGTAAAAAGACTAATCGCGCTGTGAAAAAAGTCGCCACGCCAGAAGATGAATAATGGCTGTCGAAACCGCCACAGAATTAGCGATATACTTTGACGCTGATGATTTTGGTGTTGCGGCTTCATATACGCCCCAAGGCGGTTCAGCCACTACCATCAATGGTATCTTTGACAATGAGTTTTTTGAGGTAGAGGCTGGCGGCGAAGTTGCTGTTGCAATGGAGCAGCCACGGTTCACCTGTCGCACTTCTGACGTTTCTAGCGCGGCAGAGGGAGATACGATAAATATAAACAGCCAGAACTATACGATTAGGGTGGTTCAGAATGACGGTACAGGTGTGACTGTCCTGGTTCTGGAAGAAGCGTAATGGCTCACGTTAGAAAATCTATACGGGACAATATCACCACCACATTGACGGGTCTTACGACTACAGGAACGCGCGTCCATCAAACAAGATTTTATCCACTGGCAGAGGCAAAACTTCCAGCCCTTACTATCTACACCAAGTCAGAAACATCTGATTACTCGTCGGTAAAAACGCCTAGAACAACGATCAGAACCCTTGACGTTACCGTTGAAGCTTATGTTTCCGCTAATGCCAATCTGGACAATACTCTTGACACTATTGCTGTAGAGATTGAAGAAGCATTATTCACTGATCTAACCCGTGGCGGCAATGCAAAAGACACGAAAATAACTTCTTTTGATGCTGACTTTTCGGGCGATGGTGAGAACCCGGTAGGTGTCGGACGCTTTGCAATAGAAGTCATGTATGTTACCTTAGAAAATGATGTTGAAACGGCGGTTTAGGATGAAGCGCGTTACAGTTTATGATAAGGATGGAAACGCAATAAATTGCTGGCCTGACACGGCAAAGAAACTTATTGCGCTTGGATATTCGGAAGATGAGCCGAAGAAGGCTAAAAGTCGGAAGCCTAAAAAGTCCGATGAAGCGACTAGCGAGAATGAGGTCTAACTATGGCAACACACGCGGGATCGGAAGGTACGGTTTTTATCGGCGGTAATGAGTTAGCCGAAATACGCACTTTCACACTGAACGTAACGGGAGATGTGATCGAGGACACAAGCATGGGCGATAGCTTTCGTTCATACAAAGCTGGCCTTGGTCAATTTACCGTTTCATTTGAATGTTTCTTTGACGAAACTGACGCAGCGCAAAACTCGCTTGATGTTGGTTCCACTGTGACTGTAGAACTTTACCCGGAAGGCAATGCTTCTGGTGATATCAAGTTAAGCGGTTCAGTGATCGTCACTGGTAAGACTGTGACATCCACTTTTGATGGCATGGTTGAACATGCGTTTGAGGCGCAAGGATCGGGCGGCATTACAGAAAGCACAGTATAAATATAGACAGACGGAGGTGGCACGATGTCTAAATTCGGTGAGCAGATTTCTGCAAATAGGGAAAGCAGAAAACGCGAATATGTGGAAGTCGATGAATGGGGCGTAGATGGAAGCCCTTTGAAGATATATTATACGACTGTTACTGGCTCTGATATCGACAAGGTTCAGCGTAAATATAAAGACTTTACAACAAGCCCATCCATCGCCGGCATGGTTCAAATGATTATCATAAAAGCGCAAACAGAAGATGGCGAAACTATGTTTACGCTTGATGATAAGCCGATACTGATGCGCGAACCCATAGGGGTTCTTACAAATGTTTTCGGCTGCATATTCAATCCCGTTAGTATTGAGGAACAGGAAAAAAACTGAGAGGCGATCCATTCCGTTTCGGCCTGATTTCTCTAGCGGTAAGATTGGGCAAAACGATTGCAGAGATTGAAGAAATATCACTGGATGAGTATAATGAATGGGTCGCATATTTTAGTTTGCTAGAGGAACAGCAAGATGGCCGCAAATAATTTACAGATCAATGTGAATGTCGGCGGCAATGCTCTAGCCCAATTACAGCAAGTTCAAAGCCAGATACGAAAAACAGACACCGTTGTCGGTAAGTCAGCGCGTGGATATAACGCTTTTGGAGCCGCAGCAGATAAGTCAACCACTCAGGTAAGACGTTTCAGTCAAGCCGGAGTTCAACAGGTCGGCTTCCAGTTGGGTGACCTGGCTGTTCAGTTGCAAAACGGTACGCATTTCCTCACGGCCTTTGGTCAACAGGGTTCACAGCTATTGGGTATCTTTGGTGCCACGGGCGCAATCCTTGGTGCTGTAGTAGCTGGCGCGGCAGCTTTGGGAACCGTGTTCCTGAAGATGCGCGATACTGCCGGAACGCTTACCGAAGAACTAGACGATCTGGAAGAAAGTTTAGAAACATTAGATGGGTTTGCCATCAGCAATCAGCAAAGATTTGATGAACTGACAGAGACCTATGGCAGAGCCACGGAACAAGTAAACAAGCTATTCGAGAGCCAAAAAGCACTTGCAGAGTTTGAGTTGCAAAACTCTTTGCGTAAAACAATAGAAGCATTGCAAACTGAATTAGATGTCGTTGACGATTTAGCGAGAGCGCAGGAAAAAGCAGCGCAAGCACAAACGGGCAGAACAAATGAAAGAGTACAGGCCGAAAGAGCATTGCAGGGTGCTATTGCTAGGACTGCCGAAGAATTTAAACTATCGGACGACCAAGCCATCGCCTTGGGAGAAAGTTTTCAGCGTTTAAAAACCCTTGATCCGTTTACACAAGCTAATGAGAGCGCAAAAGAAGCCTTGAAGATATTTGATCTGCTTACAGCAAATGGTTTCGACAAACTTACTGTCGCACAAAAACAGGCGGTTACTAACGTGCTAAGTTTTGGAGTAACACTACAGAAAACTGCTCACACGGTCAGCGAAGCTGCTACAGGCGCAGTTAACGCTATTGGCCTTACAACAGGTGAAGCAAAGAACCTTGCCGATGGTGTGGCAGGGGCGTTTGGCAACAGCTTCAAAGGTATTGTCCAAGGCACCATGTCAGTCAAAGATGCTTTCCGTAACATGGCACAGAGCATCATCAGTCAGTTGCTTGATGTGCTAGTTGTGCAGAGATTGGTCAGTGGCATATCTACTGGTTTGCAGACCGCTTTTCCAAATGTATTTGGCACTACGTCTGGCACTGGCCCGACAACGGGTGCCATTGGTGGGTCAATACAACGAGGCAGACCAACTCTCATCGGGGAGCGCGGCCCGGAGGTATTCATCCCCGCAAGTTCGGGCAGCATCATCGCCAATAAACGGCTTTCTGATGGGGGTGGTGTTACTGTAAACCAGACCATCAACGTAACGACAGGTGTGCAACAGACAGTCCGATCAGAGATCGTGAACCTGATGCCACA